TTGCTGGTGATTTCCATGATGCAGGTTTGTAAACATCTCCTGAGTTTCTATCAACGAAGGCATGAACTCCTCCGCTAAATTCTTCTCCATTAGCATCNTAATCTACCTGATTAACTTTCCAATATTTGCGTCCTAATTCCATTTTAAATATTTTCTTTGAATTGAAATCAGGATAGCGTTTTTGATAGTTTTGCTCTAATGCTTTAGTTAAAGCAATACATCTTTTCTCTACAATCTGTGATGGAGATAAAGATGAATCAGGCATTACTTCAATAGTAGAAACTGTCTGCAATTTACCCTCCTGAGTATAAAGAATAGGTGAGAGAAACAAATCCAAAAGGGATGAATTTGTTTCCCATATTGTTAATATAACGCATCCTCCAGAGCATTGGGAGATTTATGTGCCACTTTGTCAACTGTCCCGTGATCCTCAATTCTCCTTAATGCAATATTATAATATGATTCATCTATCTCAAATCCTATGTAATTTCTATTTAATTCTTTACTAATTGCTGGTGTAGTGCCAGCACCAGCAAAGGTATCTAACACTAAATCATTTTCATTACTCCATGATAAAATGTTATCTTTGGCAAGCAATTCAGGAAACATTGCAGGATGTTCAAAGGCATAATTGTCTTTAGTTGTATAACCTTTACCTGTATTATATCTCCAAATGTTATTACGAGGACTGAAATCTGGAGTAGGTTTCTGTACTCTTTCAACCAAATTACCCTCCTTATCTCTCATCGTTGCTTTGCCCCAAGGTTTCCAACCTGCCCATTTATTAGGTTTATCGCATATTAAATTGGCAGTATTTGGTTTACTATCTTTACTTAATACAAACATATATTCAAATATTTGTGAATATCTATTGCCTGTTCTTCGTGCTGGAAATGCACATCCCGCCTTCTCATATATCATCGTATCATGTAACTTAAAACCCAAATCCATAAAATATAATGCTTGCCTAAAACTACTCCCTGTTTCACTACCCTTAATGCAAGCATCACCAACTACCCATACAATAACTCCACCAACTTTCATCACTCGATATAAATTAGTGGCGACATCTTTAAAAACATTATAATCCCATTTAGATGAATCATTATAAGTTCTTAAGTCATCATAGGGTGGACTTGTTACACATAAATCGACGCAATCTGCATCCATTTGTTGCATCCCAGTAATGCAAGATTCATTGTATATCTTGTTAATTTCCATACTGATTCCTAAACTGTTCCTCACTAACTATGGTAACATTAGAAGCGATTGATTGCATTTTTAATTTAAATTCATCGCTTAAATAATATTCTTTCAATGTCCATCCACTATTACCACATAATACTATTATAGCACATTCATAGGCATATCTATCAATGGCATCCTGTAATTTTAATACTTCAAATGGTATTTTCTCCTCCGCAGTTCCTTCTATTTTCTGATANTTAAGACTAACTAATTTGCCACCTTTATGTAATGATATAGGACGTTTTTTCCCTTTCTTTATATCAACTTCCCCATCTAATAATATATCTAAAATGTGTTTCTTTTTAGTATTAAATTGAGTTCCTACTACAGTCTGTGAATATACTTTACCATTATAATTCTCATTTAAAAATTGTTCAATATTCCCTTCATTAATTGTTCCTGTTGTTGTATCCCTCATAATTACGGAATAATGTTTATATAATGTATATTACACGAAAATGATATTATTACATCAGATCGTGTGCCAGTAAAATAAGTGTCCTTTTCCAATAAGAAATGTTACATTTGACGTTTTCATCTATCATTATACTATATTATAGAGGAGTAGTCAACACACACAGCATTTATGCCAGTTAAGTCAGCATCTGCACCAGCAACACCACGCAAGCGCAGAACTCGCAAGACTTCAACCACTGCTACCAAGTCACCAGCAACCAAAAGAGTAAATAGAACAAAATCTCTTAAAGTTGCAATGACTGAAACACCAAAAGCAGAGACTCTAACGCTAAATGTTCCTGAGAAGGCAAAAGTTGAGGCAAAAAGTGTTACTAAATCACTCCTCAAAGACTATCCTAGAGATGGATTTGCCCTCTTCTTACTTCCACTTCTACTCCTAGAGGCAGGAACCAAAGAACTCCTAAGATTAGCAGGGACAATTAAATAAGTGTCACACAAGCACCCGAAAGGGTGCTTTTTTAATGCTATTGTATATTTACTAAGCAAATTACGATGATTAAGTTACGTCCTCATCAGGAACGTATTGTTAATACTATGAAGCGTCAAGATAAGGGACAAATTATTGTCCCTACTGGCGGTGGTAAGACTTTATGTATGATTAAGGACGCAGAATATCAATTTAATAGTTGTAATTGGGATCTGATTAATAAAGATTGTGATAGAAAAACTATTGTAATTGTAGCACCTAGAATATTATTAACTCAGCAATTATGTAATGATTTTGTATCAACTTTAAATGTACATTCAATGCTTCAGTATAAAGTATTGCATGTACATTCTGGTTATACATCATATGATAGCACGACAAATGCTATTAAAATTAATAATTGGTGTGATGATAATTATAGATTTAATAAGATAATATTTACTACATATCACTCCTTAATTAGAGTTATGCAGTCAAAGATTAAGGTTGATACAATATATTTTGATGAGGCACATAACGCATGTAGTAAATCATTTAGTGCTGGAGTTGTGTTCTTTGGTGTATATTCTCCAAGAGCATATTTCTTTACTGCTACACCTAAACACTCCACAAATAAGCATAAGTTAGGTATGAACAATACCAACATATTTGGTGAGGTTATTTGTAACATACCAGCACCAGAATTGGTNGACAATGGTTATATTTTACCACCTAAAGTTCAGGTGATGCAGTTAGATAAGAGAGATAAAGACAAATCTGATAGACATTTTTATGAGGAAGATGCAGATATAATATTATCACATTTGGATAAACAATGTGTTAACAAACTATTAGTTTGTGCTCGTAAAACATCCCAGATTGTTAACATCGTATCACAGAGTAAATTGATTACTGAGTTATACGCAAGAGGATATAATTGGATGTATATTACTGCTAAAACTGGTGCAGTTATCAACGGACATAAAGTTAATCGTGAAACATTCTTCAAAACATTAAACAAATGGGGTACAAATAACACCAAGTTTGTTGTTATTCACCATAGTATATTATCAGAAGGTATTAATGTTGCAGGGTTAGAATCTGCACTATTTCTTAGAAACATGAATTATATTGATATATCACAAACTATAGGAAGAGTTATCCGTAAAGGTAAACCAGAAAAGGTATTTGGGTTGATTTGTGTACCAGTTTATGATAAAGTAGGTATAACAACAGCGAAGAAAGTTACAACAGTTGTTGATACTATCTTCCACAAAGGTGAACCCGCTATTTCAACAGTTAAACGATGAAACTTAAAGAGTTATTTTCACAGGTGATTGATTATTGTGTTGATAAAAATCAACCGTTAGATACTCGCAATATTATTGATATTGCGGTTCGTGAATTTAGTGATGAAATTATTATCAACAAATTTGATAATCATGACATATATTATCAATCAAGATGGCATATTTCTAAACTTAAGAAAGCAAAGAACTTAACATGAAGGATACTATTTTATATGGAGATTGTCGTAAAACATTATCACAGTTTGATGAAAAGGCACGTTGTTGTATAACATCTCCACCATATTACGGTTTAAGAGATTATGGTGGGGAAGAATATCAAATAGGTTTAGAACAATCACCAGAAGAATATGTTAATGAAATGGTGAAAGTATTCAGAGAAGTTAGAAATATATTAACTGATGATGGTACGTTATGGTTAAACATTGGTGATAGTTATTACAACTATCGTCCTGGTAAGGGTGCAAATTACCCTCAACAAAGTGTTAGTAACACCAGACAAGATCTACCCACTAATAGTAACAAACGTGCTAACAAATTAGAGGGATTAAAAGAGAAAGATTTGATTGGTATTCCTTGGATGTTAGCATTTGCATTACGTAATGATGGATGGTACTTAAGGCAAGATATTATATGGAATAAACCTAACCCAATGCCTGAAAGTGTAAGAGACAGGTGTACTAAATCACATGAATATATCTTCTTGTTTAGTAAAAATAGGAACTATTATTTTAACGTGGATGCAATTAAAGAACCAACAAATGATGGCACAGGTTTAAAACGCAAAAAAAGTGTATGGAATGTTAAAACCAAACCATACAAAGGAGCACATTTTGCTGTGTATCCACCAGAACTAATTGAACCTTGTATATTAGCAGGTAGTGAGAAAAATGATATTATTTTGGACCCATTTATGGGCAGTGGTACAACTGCAATGGTAGCAAAACAGTTGGGAAGATATTACAATGGATGTGAATTGAACAGGGATTATAATAATCTAATCCAAAAAAGAACAGGGGAAGGAATTGGTACTCTTTCAAAATTCCTGTAATTCACATCAGGTAAGATACTAAAATCAACAGGTTAGTTNACATGAATAACTCCTTTCATACCAGCACCAGCATGAGGATCACATTGNAAAGCATAATCTCCTGCTTCATTGAAGGTAACTTCAAATGATTCACCAGGTGAGAATGCTAAGTCATTGTGTGATAGTTCATCATGCCCAGTAAACATAACATTGTGTGGAGGTAACTCGTTGTTAACGAAGGTAACACTTTCACCAACAGCAACTGTTAATTCACATGGGGCAAAGACTAACATTCCATCTTTACCCATTTGTATTTCAGCAGCATATGCTTGTGCTGCTAATGAAAATGATAGAAAGAGTGAAGTGAGCATAATAGTTAATCTACTCATCCACCACATAATTTCATCTCTCATAATTAACGTCCCATAGGCACAATGCCCATTAGATAATCTAAACCTGATTCATTTGTGCAAGAGTCTACAAAAGAAGGATGCTCCTTCAAATAAGGAACATCCTCTTGAGAATGCTTTATTGCTTCGTATGAACTCTCTGCATACTCGCAAATATAATGACGATGCTGTTCTGCATCGTGATACCCGATGGTATAGTGGGACATGAACTTTCAACTCCACTTATGTACAAATATTTATTTTTATTATAACACTGAATAGGTATTTTTTACAGTATTATGTGGGTTTAAAAACGTGATGGCATCTTCTGAGCATCGTATGTGATAATAATACGTTTACACACCCTACCTTTACTATCAATAATCTCTTGATGAAGATATTCACCATCTAACAGGGAAGAAGATAGTTTAATATCATTAAGGATTTGTTCTTCATTCATTTTAAACAGGGCAAAGAGATTTAAGATATTCATGAGTTAATATTTTTTCTTGGGTAAAAGCCTCAATTTCCCAAGGTAGATCATCATAAGGAATGTCATCCTTTATTTCTCTACCCTCCCACTTAGAGTAATCTTTCCAAGCAAATCTCTGTTGATGCTTGTTCCTTAGTCTCTGTTCTACATGAGTCATCTCATGTAACAGGGTAGAGACATACTCCTCATCATCTTGAGTGTTGTCCATCTCTATCTCAAACCAACGAGGACGTGCTAAATCACCTGTTGTAGTACAAGTTCCATTGCACCCATCAGTGTTTCTACATCTTCTATCAATTATGTCAATAAAAATGTTGAACCTATCAAGCCCTTGGTGATTGATAAACCAGTCGATGACGCTACGGGTGATCCGCCTCCGTTGATTATATCCAGCAAAAGAAATGGAATACGACATGACCAATGGAGAAACCACACACCCGAAATCACAAATAGTAACTTCATTGTGTATTTAATAACAAAGTTATTATAAACCCTTCTGAGACGCTTGTAAACCCCTTTGAGACAGTTCTTAAACTGTCACACTATGCATGTGCATAATATATGTAAGTATTAGCATTGTTAGTAAAGTTTGAAACAGTAAATCCAGTAGAAGAGATATCAAAGAAACTAGCGGTAGTAGTTTGAGCAGCAGTGTCATTTGTTCTTAAATATGGATCAGGACTACCACTTACTAACCCTCTCACACTATCGAACATATACCAATCTTCAGCATAAGTGGTTCGTTTTATCAAAATAAATCTTGGCTGAAATCCAGTTGTGACTGATTGATTGGAGCCAGTTCCTGTGTAATAGCCAACTTTACTGATTGGATTTCCGTCTGCATCATTTGCACTGGCGAAGAGCATGGCTATGTAGTTACTACCTGCACCATTTGTGTCATCGTCATTTCCAGCTACAAAAGTTGTTGATGTTGGTGCAGTACTAGTCATGTAAGAGGTATTATTAGCTTCAGCATTAGATGTGTTTATTTCGACATCATAATCTTCAGGGTTTGTCCCTCCGTTCAAGCCTTTATGATAAACTTTCCAATCTCTTGTAGAACTCCTATTCTTATACCATATCATTTCTGGCGTTGTTCCAAGATTATGTCTACGCACAACACTTGAATTTGTACCTGTCCAACTCACCACATCAAATCCAGCACCTCGTTTCCAAGACCAGCTTAAATAAGTGCTAAATCCTGTGCCGTCATGGAAACCATTATTATGGTCAAATTCAATATCGGTATCGGTAGCTTCAGCAGCAGTTTGGTTTAAATGTAAATATTTACCTTGAATTAATCTAGCTGCTGTAGTCCAGTTTTCTGTTGTACCAGGGCGTCTAAGGAAGGTAAAATCAACAGGGAATCCAGGTGCAAACGCAGGGTTTGTCCCTGTACCGTAAGCCATGCCGAATACATCCGTACCTGCAGATGGTGGTTTTCCTACATAACCATCGGGCCTTCGGATTGCTATGTAGACGTACTCACCATTACTTGCATTTACTTCTGATCCTAAGGTCGTAATATTGAATCCAGTTGAAGTTACATCCACAGTAGTACCAGTGGTGTGCTCAACAGCGTTTTGATCAGCTCTTAATTGATTATCAGTTCCGAATGTAGTGATTCCTCTCATTACATCGTACATAGGCCAATTGTCGGTTGAATCTGTACGTTTCAACATTATCCACTGCGGCTCAAATCCTAAATTAATCTCTGGCCCGTCGTCGCTACCATTTCCTGTGTAGATACCCGTCTTAATTATTCCTTTATCACCATCTTCTCCAAAAATATGTGCTGCTGTATCATCGAAAATACTACTATTTGTTGTTACTGTTGGATCACCATTAGCAGTAATAGTTCCAGGTGCTACTGTTGAACCTGTAGTTGTTGCTTGATTACAACATAAAAGTTTGACATTAGTTGCAATTGCACCTTGAGAAGTTGTTGTTAAAGGATCGTGAGGGACATTAAAGTTAGTTGTATAAAGTGCTTGCCCCATTGTCATTCTTACATTTGATAATTCACCATCAATATCATAAACATTACCATCACCCAAATTACCTACATGTAGTGTTTGACTGCTATTTGAACTTGCCAGATTCCATGTAAATGTTCCACAAGCCTTACCATCTATAAAAAACCTTCCAGTAGTTCCATCTTTTACAACAGCAACATGATACCAAGTATTTGTTGAAATGGTAGTTCCAGAAGATTCAGCAGTATTAATACTACCAGTACCAGAACCAAAATAGAAAAATAAATTACCATTATTTTTAACGTCTAAACCAAAAGAGTAATTACTACCTGCCCATCTATTGATAATTGAATTATAAGCCATACTACTTACATCATCTAAGTTCAGAAAACACTCAATAGTAAGACTATCACTTGCTCCCCAATCAAAATCTGTATTACTCACTGGCATAGTTAAGTAATCATCCCCATCAAAATCAACAGCTTTGTCAGTTGTAGACGCACCTCCTGCGAATAGGTAGGCTACAAATTCATCACCACTTGCATTAACGTTACCACCAGTGCCAAGAGTAAATTCAGTTGCTGTAGGAGACGTATCATTCATAAACCAACTAGCACCTGTGTTTTCAGCATTAGTATGGTTCAACATTACATAAGCTGATGGACCCAAATCTCGGTGGTAAGTAAACCACGAATTTACAGAATCTAGATTCTTTATCATTATTAATCCAGGAATGGATCCCAATCCATGGCTTATGGTTCTTACACTACCATTTCCAGTAAAGGTAACAATATCAAAAAATCCTTTTTGTTTTGCAAATGTCCATGAGGAGTAATTATAACTTGAGTCATTAGTGTAAGCATTATTTCCTAAACTAAATCCATCGCTATTGAAAGAACTAAAACGACTTGTGTCGGTATGTTCATCAGTATTATTATCTGAATTTAACTGTACTCCAGCACCTCTTGCAGTGTCATATAAAAAATGACTGACAGTATCATCTCGACCTTTTATCCAAACTAAACCTCCCTTACCAGAGATATCTATTCCGTTAGTTATAGATTGAGTACTACTATTTCCTTTATAAACATACGTCGAAAAAACATCGTCAACGTATGGTTTAGATGCTGCACTCTTAACAGAAAGTGCTCCAACACCTCCTCCAAATCCAGCAAATCCCGCAAAAGGATATTCTTTTCTGTATGAATTTGTCATAATTTAGTCCTCCTTATGCTGCACCAAGTGTATTACCTATTATGTGATATGCTGGTGCTGCACCAGTTTTTTGTATCGTAAATGCGTATATATCATATCCACTACCATTAGCAGCAGAAGGTGC